GATGAGGCACTTAAACTATCTTGTATACCTGTTTCGCCTGTCATTTTTGTCATATATGAATCATCTTTTAATGAACCTTCACCGTCATTAGTTACACTACTAAAATCTTCTGTTGCTGGTGTTTCTGGCATCTCTGCAGTTTCAAATAATTCATTAAGATCAACGTTGCTGTCTTTGATTTCATCAAATGGATGATTGTACGTTTCATATAAAACAGTTTCATACATAAATTGCATACCCAGTTCAACTGGTCCACTTGCTTCATATGTAAAGTTATCATGATCCATTGCTGTAATTTTTGGATTTACATATCTTATTAAAGTAAATTTTTTACCATGTATCAAATATAAATCTAAACTTTTAATTACACCATCTTTTTGATCATATCCATGAGATATATCAACACCATAATTACTATCTTTCATCCAAGTATCTTCTCCAGATACTATTGTTCTTTGATATGGAGCGGCAATAGACTCAACATTACCAATACCTTGATATTGCCAACTTTTATTTCTGCCATCTCTCACATGATGTTCATACAAGTACTTCCAAAGGTTCATTGCGGCACTGTTCATAGTGTCATAAAATCTTACATTAATTGGATCATACTCTACACGTCTATATACATTTCTTTTTCTATTGTATTGATTAAGAACATCCATTTGCATAGTTATTTTTGGACCATCAATTGATTTAATATTCCATATTAAACTTTTTTTCAAATCACCAATAACTTTATTTCTTGAAATTCTTTCACCTTCTTTGTATGCATCTGATGTTGTATCATTCATTGCAAAGCCGGCATCTGCACCATTATATTGATCTGGTGCCATATTTCTTTCTACTTGAGCATCAATTTGATTTTCAAAAACTTGATTAAATGCATCATCAGAATGAAATCTAAATGTTGCAACATATTGGAACTTTTGTCTAGGTAACCCAGACATAAATGCTGTTGGTGTTGCTTTTAATGTGTAAGCCTCTTGTGCTCTTGATGGACCTCTTAACGTAGGATCAACTTCATCTGCTACTGCTCTACCTTCTCCTGGTGTTTTATCACCTTGGCCTTGTACAGCACCATCAGTTGCTTCTCCTTCAGCATTTTCACCAAGTGCCGCGATTGCGTCCTCGTTTTGCTGTTCCATTGTTCTTGCTAAAGATTCATCGCCGCCTGCTCTAACGGCATCAATTTCTGCTTCAGTGAATACAGATTGATTTGTATCCATTGAAGAAAAATATTTTTTCTGTTCTGGAGTTAATATGTCAGCACCTGAGGTTGAATTATTTTTAGATACTTTAGCGGCATTGGCTGATCCAGTTTTAATTGGATTACCACTACTGTCTAATATTGGTTTACCACTGCTATCAACTACGTTACCCATTAATAGATCCCTCGTTATAAATGAACAAAGGAAGCTGACGAATTATTGTGATATATTTCGCCGCTTCCAATGTTTGACAAATATCTGTCATCTGACTCTCCTCTATACAAAAGTTAAACTATTAAAGATTTGTCTGTCCAGGGAATGATAGTGGGAATTGTGGGAAAATCTCACTTCCACCAGCACCTTTATGGATAGCATTGTCATATCTCATAGTCATAATAACTTGTACAGGTTCAGATACTGCGTAATCGCCATCTGAGTAGTCAACGTTCTGTAAGAAACAACCTTCTAAATCCCATTGCTCTAGTTCAGCATCATTAGTACCATCTAAGATTTCAACTTTAGATGTAAACTTGTATTGACCGCCACTAACTGGACCAGTTTGTTCAAAGTGGTTCATTTGCTTTTGAACTTGCTGACCAACTAATCTTGAAATACTGTTGTTGATGTCATCCCTAATTGTAATAGTGATTGGTTCCCAAGTGTGTTTACCCATTAGGTATGCTACTGAGTTATACACGTGGATAGGCACTTCTTCATGTGTTACTTTTGGTCTTGTAATGTTCATCACTTGTTGAGTTAAATCAATAGGATTAGCACCAAGGTTACCGAAGCCTGTAAAACGTACTCTAAAACGATATTTAAGTTTAGGTTGTAAAATACCACCTCTACCTGTAGCACCGTCTATTGGAACGCCAAATTTATTTAATGTAGCCATTGTAATCTCTCCTTACAAACTAAATTGTATTACAAGTATTTATGCTATTATAGGAAAATTTACGAAAAAGTTTGGGTTTAAAGGGTAAAAAAAAGGCTACTATATCTCTATAGTAGCCTTTTTATGTGTATTTTAACTATTAACTGTAGCTTAAAGATTCACCTGTGTTCTTTATTCTAACCGGAATGTATATAAATTCAGCCGCTTTTGCTGGTTGAATTGCTACATCTACCCACAATTGATTTGCATCAATACGTGTTGCTGTGTTGTTAGTATCATCACAAACAACTAAGAAGTCATATAATGCTCTCTTAGAAGATAAGTCAGATAAGAATCTTTCAAAAGTATCAGTTACTTGATCTCTTGTCATTCTGTCATTTAATTCAAACAAGAATGGTTTAGCCAATGCATCAAATTGATATCTTAAGTAACAAATTAATCTTGCTACGTTAACTCTATCTAATGCTGAAGCTGTGTTATGTAATGTTTTTTGACCAAACACTACTAAACCTCTATTTGGCATATAAGCAATTGGATTAACTTTTGCTGTGTATAGTGAGTCTCTTGATCCAGAACTTAATACAACTGAATTGTATTCGCCTGTGCTTGAATCAATGTAACCAACTGACGTTGCATTTGATACTGTACCTCTTTGATAACCAGCTGGTGCAAACCATTGGTATGCCGCTTGGTCATTGTAAGCGATAGTTCTTAATGCTACGTGTGAAGCAGGAACAACTACGTTGTTACCACCTAAGTCAGTTGTTAGTGCTGATGGATAGTAAACAGCTGAATATGTTGATGCTGATACTAAACCGTCTTCACCGTTTTCAGTTGCGTTTGCTGAGTTAGACATCCAGTTAGATACTTCAGATGCTGATTTTAATCTAAACGGAGCGTCAAGAATAATAAATGCTGTTTCTTTTTTCGCTGTGTTTAGTGCAATCATTTCATCATAAGTTTCTGGATAACCAGGACAAGCAATCAAGTTAAAGTTTCTTGATTCTGCTCTGATTTCATCATTTGAAGCAAATGCACTTTGAAGTGATGTTACTACAACTTTTCTCTGTGCTTTTCTGCCCATGTATGCTGAACCATCTGCTTTCATGCCTGATGCGTTAACCCATGTTGCTCCCATTGCCGTACCGTTAGGTGCAGTATAGGCGCTGTGATATTTTTTAACATTGTAACCACTAATTCTAGTGTTGAACAATAACATACCACTTGGATATGAAGCTGGATTAGGAGCGTCTGCATCAAATGATGCGTGTGCTGAACCCCAACCAACTGCCGCGTCTGTTGTGCCCGCTGGATTACCAACTGCGTCTGCAAAAACAATACCTGATGCTGAAGATTGATCAGTGTTATCTACTAATACATATTTTGTACCATTGTGCTTGTAAATTTTTGGATATGCTTCTAATTCATTTGAATCAATCCAAATATCACCTGATGCCAACGCTGTGCCATCTGCCGCCTTAGTAGGCTCTGTAGATACCATTTGCAAGTCCTTGATGCCGCCAGAAACAACCGAACCTGTTGTAAATGCATTTTTACTGTTTGCGTATGCGTGCCATTTCATTGTACCACTGTCATTTACAGCAACATACATATCTGCTGAAATGTTAGTGTCATACCAATGTGTACCATCAGTGGCTGTTTGTGTTGGTGCTGAAGCTGATGCTTCATATGATAAATCACTCCAAAGTGATGTCATGTACCAAGATGCCGCTCCTGATGCCATATTATCTGTAAAGCCTAGGTTAGCAGTAGTTGTTGCTGACTTGTTAGAAGCCGCCGCACTTGAATCTTCAACCCAAATTGCTTTACCATTTGTTCTAGTTAATTTTAAAAATTGTTTAGTTCCAGTAGAATTCTCAATAGATGCAACTACTGTTAATCCTGCCAATGTAGCATTGTTATTAATGCCTGCTACTATTTCTGCAAGAGTAACTCTTGTACCAGCCGAACCTGCTGTTGCTACTTCAACTTCTGTACCACAAATTTTTACTTTAACGTGTGTATCTGAACCACCTAATGTATAATCATTAGTTGCAGTTGCAAAGTCTTTTGTACCTGTAGCTACAGTTGATGTGCCTGATGCTCTTTTTCTAATTGTCCATTGTATCTCTGGAGTACTGTTGTTTGCTTTTTGTGTATATGTTGCATTACCAATACGTGTTTTATCCCAACTCGCATCATTCTCATCATCAAAAAGCGTATATAAACTTCCTGCCGCTGTTGTTGATGAAACTGCATTGTCATCATCTGCGTGTAACGGTGATGATAATGTTGACCAAGTTGATGTTGAACCTGTCCAATATTTAACAACAATGTTTGCTCCTGAACCAACCGCTGTTGATTTTAACCAAACTGAACCTGCCGCTCCAGCCGTTGGTGCGTCACCTGTTGCTGGTTCGATGTGTGTTGAAACTGAACCAGTTTTTGCAGAAGCCCATGAACCTGAACCACCATCTGTTCCTCCAATTTGATACCAAACACCACTGATTTTTTCAAATGCTCTTGCTGGTGTTGAAGAAGCCACAACAGCGTAATCGCCGTTTGCTCCGTAAGTACCTTTTGGATAACCGTCTGTGCCAACATTTGATGTTGCTGATGCACTTGGTGTATCTAATAATACTGCTGGTGTAATTTTAGTCCAACTAGTGTTGTTAGCACCTGCTGATTTATACATACCCCAGTCTGTAGAAGTTGTGTCTAACCAGTATGTACCGTCTGCTGGATTAGATGTTGGTACTGATGTTGAACCTGTAAGTCCTGCTAGATCAACTCCAGCTCTTACTACGTAGGCTCTGTTTGCAATACCTAAATAACTGTATGCGGCTAATAAGCCGTATTCATTTCTTTCATCACCTGGTAACATAGTTGAACCAGCTGAATAAAAATTTGGTGTACCAAAGGTAGATATCAATTCTCTTTGTGAACCAATTAAATATGGTTTTCCAACGTTTGCTGTTGTAGTACCTGCCGCTGTGCCATTTGTAGTACTTGGATCTGCTTTATCTTGTGCAGTCGCAACTACAAATAGAGGGATAGTACCTGTTCCAGCACCGGCGTAAAACGATTCATCGGTTACAGAAACTGATATACCTGGTGAAACTAAATCTGGCATAATAATCTCTCCTTAAAACTCTCTTCAATATAGTATTGAATTGCCTGTATTCTATATACAATATTTATGTGAAGATGGCCTAAAACCACTGGTTAATACACCAATAAAATTCCCTTTAAAAGGGCAGTAAATACATATATGACAGATAACAGACCATTATGTAGTAAGTGTAAGTCTAAACCAGCCGCCTTTAACTATAAAAAAGGTGATAAGACGTATTATAGAAAAATGTGTGACAAATGTATACGTCTAGGTAAAGGTAAAGGTATTGGTGGTACTTCATCTTGGCAAGTCAGTGGCTATAAGAAAAAAATTATATGTGAAAAATGTGGTTTTCACGCCAAGCATACAGCACAATTAGATGTATATCATTTAGATGGTGATTTACGCAACAGCAATTGGAATAACTTAAAAACTATATGTGCTAACTGTCAACGTATTATGTCAATGGAACAATTTAAATGGCGTCAAGGTGATTTGATGCCAGACAATTAAAAATGTGTGGCTTGTTTTTGTCTTTTTGCACCAGTAACATTTTTTAATACTTTCATTACACTACTTACTTTATCATGTAATTGTTCTAGTGAGCCGTCATTTGTTACTATAAAGTCTACAGGTGCACCTGTATGATCCCATTCAGATTTATGTATACCAATATCAGCCAATTGCTGTTCAGCAAATTCATCTCCTTGTTGAGCTTCTTCTGCCAATGATGTCCAATGTGGATCTGGACCACGTTTTACACGTATTGTAAAACCACCTAAATTTTTAATAAACTGTATTTCATTTCTAAAACGACAATCAGTAACTACTGTAAGTTTTTTACCGCTTGATATGTATCTGTTTTCTAAACTATGCAACCAAATCTCATGATTAAAGTGTTCTCTAAATAGTTCTGTTCCTATGATTTGTAATGCTAATCTTGGTGTAAATTTTTTGATATTTAATTTTGATTGCCACCATTGATCAACACATTCTCTAAAATGCCTACTGTGATCTGTATCACCTTCAAGTGTTTTTCTGGGCCAATTAAATATGTTTGCTGTAGCATCTTTTAATGGTGCCGCAAATGAATCTGCTTCAAAACTATGTTGCTCTGTTAGTATATTGGCAACTGTATTTTTACCACTGCCAATCCAACCTACTATTCCAACAATCATTTTACCACCTCAATTTTAATTGTGTTGCAATATCTTCGCTATCAACTTTTACGGTCAATTCATCACAACCAGCATCTTCCCAATGCCAGTCTTTTTCATATTTGTAACCAAGCATACCCATATAA